ATCATTTCTTTTCTACCTTCTTCCATTCAATACAGTAGACTTTTCGGTTGTAGACATCCCCAACCCACATCCACTTGACACACCTGTACTCAATAGATACAGCCAGTAAAAAACTAATTAATGCCATGCCCAGATGATTACTGAGAATGACCAAAGAATAAGGGCAACCATACAGACTGCCGCAGTTGTTGCAAGCAGCCAGTCTTTCATGTTATCTAGGAAGCAAGAAACGCTCAGTACCATACTCAGGCAACTGTCCTAATCCATAGTTTGTCAATGGATTGGAAGTTATCTGATTAAGCAAACCAGGTGTTTGAACTTGCGTATTAGGCAACATATTACGTTGATACATTCCACTTGTAATACCTGCACGTAATGCTGGTCTTGTTAATGCCGCACCCATTACCATTGGGTTTGCCGTAGAAGCAGATGCAATAGCCGCAGTTGCAAGGTCTAATGGGCTAATGTATGGAACACTACCAATTACCGCAGGATTTTGAAATGCTTTTGAATAGGATGCCGCTGCATCAGCCAAAGCCTGAAGTTCGCTAGGAACCATCTTTCCTGCAGCCGCACGTTGACCTAGTTTTGCACCAGAAACATCACCAGTAGCCGCATTTAAGGCTTTTTCAATGGTGTAACTTTTAGCAATATCTTGACGGGCTTGCCTAAAATTGCTCATTACATCTGGTTGATTAAACTTTGTCAGATTACGCTCTGCAAGTTCTTCAAGTTGTTTAGCGGCAAATTTTTGGACTTGAGCCAAACGAATTTGATCTGGCTTATCAGATCTAAAATTTACATCACTATCAGATCGCAAAACTTTGATTTTTTCAACAAGACCATCACCATCAAAACGTAACTGTTTTAATTCATTTAGAAGATTTAATTCATCTCCAGATTTAACAAGACCTCTTTTTTGTATTTCTGCAAATTTAGCATTAATATCATTTAAAAATGGTTTGTCAGCATAGTAATTAGGATTTGCTCTCAATGCATCATAAGCTTGCCCTTTAACACTTCTATAGTCTTGCAATACTTGAGGTGTAATTTCAACATCATCAGCCAACCCCAAAGCTTTGCGAGCCTGTGTGTTAACAACCGCTTGATTTTTTATTGATGCAACTTGCTGTGTTGTTTGCTTACCAGAAATACCCTCAAGTATTGAATTTAAAATTGAAGGATTAACTTGAGTTGGAGGTAATGTAGCGCCTTGTGCAATAGCGGCTTGTGCAATTTGTTGTTTACGATCTAAAACTGCTGGCGTTCTTGGGGTACTCAACCCACCAAGAGTAGCCGTAGGAGCCGTTAAAATACCGCCTACAGCCGCTTCGTTGATAACTTGGGCAGGATTAATAGTGCCTGTTGTGGCTTGTTGTGCGGCAGCAGAAGAAAGTGCGGCAGTACCTGCACCAGCGCCAATATTTTGAGCCAAAGCAACAGTTTTTGGAGCCGCTTGCATTAATGCAGTAGGTGTTGCAGAAATAATAGATTTTTGCATAGCACCTGGAAGCACTAAATTAGTAGGATCAAGCAACCCAGTAGCCATGCCACCAACCAATAGACCTGGACGCTCTGTGGCCACTTTGTAAGTGCCTTTTAGAATGTCGCTAATAGACTGAGTTGGTTGGGCAACAGGTTGTGGTTTATTGCGATCAATGCCAAGGTATTCATCAGATAAGCCAAGTTTACTTAAACCACCTTTAATGCCTTGAGCCATCAAGTCAGCAGCGCCAAAAATTAACTGTCCACCAGTAGTCTTGCCACGCAATACATCTAATGGGTTAAAACTAGCTTGTACGTCTTGCATAAACTGGCTTCCACCAGTTTTAGTAGCTTGTTGCTGAGTTTGTTTTTGTGTACCAGTATATGGAACAAAATCATCAGCACCTACAGTTTGAGTAGGCGCTTGATTTGCTGTGCCTTGTCCGAAAGGAACAAACTCATCATCAGTTGTAGATTTAGCCATAAAGTTTTTAACCTTTTGAACATAGTTTTGTGTTTCTTTAAATGGAGGGATACCGCCATACTTTTGTACATTACCTGGGCCAGCGTTGTAAGCCGCCATGACCAAACTAGGATCTTCAAACTGCTGTGATAGTTGCCCTAAATATTTAACACCACCACGAATGTTATCTTTCCAATCCATTCGATTAACACCAAGATCTTTGGCAGTAGCACCCATTAACTGCATTGGCCCATAGGCACGATCACCAGACTTAGTTTTAGGTCCAATAGCATTAAAAATACCTTGTGACTCTGTATCAACAACGCCCTGCACCAATGAAAGAGGAACACCTTGGCGCTCTGCTTCTTGAGCAGCAAAAGCAAAGATTTCGTCTTTAGTTGCCATTATTGACCTATGCGATAAATTGTGCCATCTGGCTTCTTAATCAAATAAGAACCAGAAGTCTTACCTGTACCAAATTGAAAGCCAGCAGGAAGTACAGGCTTACCCTCTGCACCACGTTGCACCCATGTGGAAACTTGTTCATTTAAGAATTGATTAAATTTAGGGTGATTAAAGAGTGGCTTGTTATCAGGAGAATTCTGCCATGCTGAAACTGCCTTTTTAGGATCGCCTGTATAGTTTTCAACAAACTGATTTTGCGCAACATCTTTGTCAGCTAATGCCACCTCAAATGCAGCAGCCATTCGTGTTGATGAGGCAGGATCTGTTATAGATGCGTAGCTTTCACCAATTGTTTTGGCATCAAAGTTACTGGCAGCGCCTTTCTGTGCAGCAGTTTTTTCCAATTGTGCTGTTTTAATTAACTGCGTCATGCGAGTTACATCAGTAATATCTTGCTCAAATAACTTTCCAACACCTGGTATTGCGTTCATATAACTAGCAATCCCTGCTTGAATTCCAGTTAACTTGTTATTGTTAACTTGCGTTGCAAGATCATATAGTTGTTCAGCAGCAATCTTGCGACCACCAGCACTACTTGCAGACTCTAAGCTACTTTTAGAAAAAGCTAAAAAGCGGTCATTAGCCGCAAGGTCTAGTGTTTTTTGCGCAGGAGAAGCCTCTACAACTGCGCCAGCTCCTTGACTTGTACCGCTTTGACCAGCTCTAGAAGGATTCAGTATTGCTTCCCGTGATCGCAATTCCATTTCGCCTGTTACTGGATTGCGTACACGCTCAACTTGACCTCCAGCTTGAGCAAGTGCTTTAGCTCTTTCAATATCTCCAACAGCCGTTATTGCGCCTGGAATTGCTCTTTGCGTAAAACCACCACCTGCCATTGGTACAAGCATAGTGTTAGTAGACACCTCTGGAGGAGTAGTCTGAATCATAGACTGCATATAGTTCTGCACAGGAGCCGCAGAATATCCACCAGTTAAAGGGTTATATTGAGAGGTAATACCCTTATCTTGTGTTGGCAAACCACGCAATATTTCCATATTTGGGTTTAACAATAAATTGCCTTGCACTTTAGGTTGCAAAGCACTAATAGTTTCCCGCATTGATCCTTGAGCAGCAGTAGGCAATGCCAATACATCTTGCAAAGCATTCTGTATGTTAAATGGCAATCCTTGCGCTCTAGCACCTTTGATTTGTTCTTGTTGAGCCAATTGATCTGGCGTAACAGGACCCATGTACTCAGGATTTGCTTCTTGAAATTTAGTAGGAGTGTACTTAGAACGGAAGCCCTCTAAAGCCGCCTGATCTGCTTGGGCTTGTTGGCTCTTACGCAACATATCCTGCATAGTGATTGCAGTAGATGGAATGTCCATTGCTGACTTAAAGCCAGTAGCAGGATCACCACTTAACAAACTACCAATCAAAAACTGCTGAGTAGCCTGTTTCTGCATTGCTGTTTTTTCAGCATCAGACAAGCCCGTCAATGCGGCATCTGATAATAATCCAATATTAAAAGGCATATAGACTCCTTACAAGCCAAGCAAACCAAGCAAACCTTGGCGTGAACTAGATGTTTGTTGCGCTCCAGCACCACCGCCAGGAGTGATACCCAATGCTTGATTGAGAATCTGTTGTTGCTCCAATGGCAGATTGCGGATCGCATCCAACTGTTGTTGTGATAAACCTTGTTGCATACCGCCAGCTTGTTGAAGTGCTTGAGCGCCAGTAAGACCCATTTGCTGACCTTGACCAGCAATATTTGCCAATTGACTAGCCGCACCAAGACGCTGTTGATTAGCTTGTAATCCCGCACCTTGATTGGCTAAATTTGCTTGCAACAAGTTAGAAGCATTAAACTGACCCATTTGATTCTGAGCCGCTTGATTAGCCAATGCAACTTGTTGTGCGTTTTGTGTATTTAGTTGACCAACAGACAAATCAATACCTTGGTTAGCAAGAGCCGCACGTAAGGCCGCATCTTGATTAGCCAAACCAAACTGACCCGCAAGTTGTAAGGATTGTTGTGTAGTAGCCAAGTCTTGTGCTTGGTTAAGCTGCTGTGCTTGCATAGAACGAGCCAAATCAGCCTCAGAAGCTCTTTGTGCGGCTTCATATCCAGCGGCATTCTGTTGAGCAAGCAATCTAGCCGCATTCTCACCATAAGCACGATTGGTTTCAGCCTCTGCCACACCTTGACGGGATCCACCAAAAGACCTAGCCGCAGTAGCTTGTGCCGCAGTTCTTTGTTGCTCAAGTTGACGTGAACGCTCTAAATCTGCCAAACTTTGCTCAGTAACTGCTTTTGTATATGGATTCATATACTTTTGCATATTTTGATTTAGGAATGAGCCAGCAGTAACATCGCGAATATTTTCTCTAGCTTGTGGAGCAATAGCCCCTAATGCTTCTTGGGCAACATTTTGTCCAGTTACTCCTAGATTAGAAACATTCCTAATATCGCCACGGCCTAGTTGAGCCGCATTTGCTAAAGCGGCCTGCACCTCACGAGATGCAACTTGCTGTGGACCATACATACCTGCGCCCGATGCAAGATCAGCCGAAGTAAGTAATTGTTGCCTTTGTAAAGCGGGATCTGCATAGTTTCTAGTTTGAAGAAATGCTGCCTCTTGGTCTGGATTAAATGCCGCAAACTGACGAGCTTTCAATCCAGTAGCAACATTTTGTGCGCCACCATAGTTTTGCAGAAATAAATCACGGATTGCAGGATCTAACTGCTGTTGACCTTCTGTTGTGCCGCCTAGAGACATATCATTCCCCTTGTATCCATTTAATTGCATCATCATGTGACGTGAAATATCGCCACATATCCGTACTAACATCCCTCATTGCTTCTTGTCCTCTAAGCAATAAGACTATCATTGGTGCGATTTGTAATGAAATAATACGCAATGTGAGCGCATAGGCTCTGTCGTTGGTATTACCATTTTCGAGTTCTACAGAGTCTTGCCAAGCATTTATACTCTGGATAACTAACGGCATTAAAAACGCCTTATTAGCATTAAAGAACTCATTTGCAGGTAGCGTCACCAAAGCGTTCCAAAAGACAGCATCTATCTCTTTACGACTAGGCTGTTTATCTTTATCTACTAAGTCATCCCATAACTCAGCAATACTTGATAAAGCGACTAAAAAGTCCACAGCACTCTGGTTGCCACCAAACCATTCTAACAGTTTAATATTTCTTAATCTACGCCAATTTTCTGTATCGTGTTCCATTATCTTAAACTACCCGCTTTCCCATCAAATCTGATAGTCCCAAGTCGCCAATCAGATAATGTGTTTCCCTCAATCTTTACAGCTATCTGTCTTCCAGTAATCCGAAAAGATGTTGGATTAGCCATCGTATATGGCCCATAGTCGAACTTTGTACCTGTTGGGTAAAACTTGGTGCTAAATCTAGCTTTGACATCACCCAATGTTTTTTCATCAGGAACAAGCCCATTTAGGCTCAAAACACGATCTCCTGCACCCAATTCAACTGGCCCAGACTCGGCAAATATGGTCTGAGAATCATAAGCATTACCTACTTCATGCTCATAAATATAACTATCAGCAGATACCATTAATGGGTTAGTAAAGATACCCCTATCTGTACCGCAAGTACGAGCCAAAGTGCCTACTGCCCAATGATTTTCCCTGTAGTTATAGCTTACATAGGAGTCAACTTCATTACTACCAGAACTAGGATAGAACCACCAAATTTCACCATAAGCAGACAAATGGATGGCATAGATCTTAGATGCTTGTGTAGTATTTAAGTTAGTAAATACATAATCCCCAACGTCAGAATTAAGTGGCTTAACAAAACCATCAAATAGCCAGAATCCTGATTGAGACATCCAAATACAAGAGCTGTCAGTAGCCGCTACTGCTTGTTTAGAAATAACACCACAAGATGAGCCAATACGCTCAAAACTATAAACGTATGGTGGGCCAATATAGGTAGCTGTGTGAACATCTACGTCAGTAAACAAAATGGTAGCCCCACGAATACGCTTGGCACACATTAATGAGCCAATGGTGGTCAACTCAAAGTCGCCAGCTTGATTGGTAGCGGCAGCAGTCCAAACAGTATTATTCTCTTGGTCAGACCAAGCAATCTTGCGTGGATTGCCAGAAGCACCCAAGGCAAATAAGAAGCGTTCTTGAGTAACTATTAGGCCAGTACATGAAGTAGGAGCATTTGTAATGGCAACAGCATCATTTGCTACATTTAATTGCCACTCAACAAGTCTGCCATCTTTTGTTGAGCAACCAACCAGATACTCACCCCATGTGTCCAGACTCCATGTTGTAGCAGGAGAATAAGCGCCAATATCAGGTCTAGGTACACCATAAGCATAACTCCCGTATGTACTGTAACCATAGCCAATCTTTAAAACGGCATCTGCATCACCAACAACAAAACTAGATGGTGTAATGTCTGTCAAAGTATTGGATTCACTTAAAGCATACAATTTTGAATGTGTACCAATTGCAATACGTCTGTTGTTATTGTTATCCCGCCAATTAATTAAGCCTCGGGCTGAACCAGTTAACTGCGTTTCTGTACGCTTACGCCATCCACCAATCGGACGTATTGTTCCCTCAAACCAACGCACTAGGTTTGAATAGTTCCAACGTCCTTTAGATTGGTAATCTGTACCATTCTTATATACGCCTGGTGGGATCTGGAGAGGTATGTAGGCCATGATATAGATCTTTATACAGATAAGTTAGATACAAAACTCATTGTAACAATTGCTGAAGGAGTGGCTGGCCTTGTGGGGCTTGTTCCAGCAACATATTGCTCAATGGAAACGCCAACATCGCTCACTCTCCACATTATTTCAATATAGTCAGTTGCATTCATGCTTGCAAAGAAATTCATGGCTGCAATGGTGTGACTTGGATCGCCTGATGATTTTCTGGGTGGTAAGTGAAAACGGCTGTTTGAGTTGTCAATGTTTGTGCCATTTTTTCTAAACCAGATTTCAATGTCTTGGCCGTCATTGGTGGTGTTTTTAACTTGAATGGAAAACTGACAGTTCCAGATACCAGTATCAGCTACAGTAATTCTTGAGTTACTAGCAATAGTCACCCCATTGCTAAAATCTGTGGTATTAAATGTAATGGCATAAGCTGTTGTAGTATTGGCGGCAGTTTGGTCAGTTGAATCTTGAAAAGCCCCATAAGGGTTATTCATAAACTTCCCACCACGAATGCCAAGTACTGAATTTAAAGAATTAACTAGCTTAATAAAAAAGATGTTTAAAAAGCTATTGTTTTGGTTTTGTAAGGCAGACGAGTAAACAACTCCAGATGAAGCAAGCTTCGGAATTGGAGGCGTTTCTAGCTGTTGCCTTAAATTAGCCATTTATATCGCCAGTTGATGTTGATGGAAATAAACGAGTACCAGGCCAAATAAGGCGAACAGCACCCACTCCACCTAATGCACCACCTTGAACTTGTCCTCTGCTTCCTGCGCTACCACCACCGCCATAAATAGCACCAGTAGACCCACTAGAGTCAACATAAGATCCATTAGAACCACCAGAACCACCCTTACCACCAGCATCACCTTCCGCACTTGTTCCACCAGCTCCACTAGAGCCTTGGCCTAATATTCCTACACCACCACCAGAGCCTCCAAAAGCATCTGCATATCTTCCACCACCACCGCCACCACCGCCTGATCCCGCGCTTCCATTGGTATTTCCAGCAGCACCACCATTACCGCTATAACCAGCAGCACCACCACCAGCAGTTGTAGCACCAGATCCACCATTCCCGCCACCATCACCTGCATACGTTCCACCTGCATAGTTCCCAACACCATTAAATGCTCCTTTGCCACCAAATCCGCAAACTACAGAAGTTGAAACAAAGTAAGAATCTCCACCATCAGGATTAGAGCCATTAGCACCACCGCCCTGACCAACCACTATTGTGTAACTGTTGCCTGGAACAACTGTGTAAGTATTTTTATAACCTAAACCACCACCACCGCCACCACCATCATAGTCGCCACCATTGGTATTAGATCCACGACCACCACCACCAACACATACAACAGAAACAGACGTTACTCCCGCTGGAGCAGTCCATGAGTATGTACCAGCCGTTGTATAGGCTTCCTGACCAATTACTGGTCTACCCGTTAAAAGTAGATTGTGTGATGCAAACATTATGGTGTGTATCCTTGTGAAGCAGATCCATACCAATTTGTCCCGTCAGCTACGAAACTAAAAATATCCATTTTCCCTGCTGTAGCAGTCATTATGGGAGTTCCAACATTATTAAATTTAACGCCAGTAAATGTTGCTGTTCCGTTACCAGTAGATGCCGCTTGTTTCAGCAACAAAATAAATGACTTACCAGCAGTAGCAGTAGGCATTGTGAAGGTGCAGGCAGTAGAAGCAGTCAATGTAGCAGTTTGAATAGTTCCGTTTGTCAAAGACAATGTACTTGCACTAGTGACTGTACCAATAGACACAACACCTTCTGTATAGTTGTTAACAGTAGGGTTGGTCAATGTCTTATTTGTCATTGTCTCTGTGCTTGACGGACTTGTAAAATCAGTCCCCGCAGTAGCGGCAGAAAATGCAGATGTTCCGTTGCCTTTTATAACGCCAGTAATAGTAGCAACGCCAGATCCACCCTTAGAAACTTTAAGAACAGGACCCGCATCAAACAAAGCATCGATTGAGTCCAGATCCGTATTGAGCTTTGTCCCCCAAGAATCTGAACTAGCCCCTACTTCTGGCTTAGTAAGACCTAGATTTGTGGTTGTTGTATCAGCCATATATACCTCATTGAGTAGTTAGTGTCCAAGACTCGGATTGATCGTTTATGTCAGTCCAAGACTCTGATTGATCTGAAATTGCTGACCAAGTTTCTGAAACATTACTTACTTCAGTCCAAGATTCTGAAGTATCGTTAATATCTGTCCAACTTTCCGCAATTAATGCAGTATCTTCCCATTTTAATACAGCAGATACAGTTACTGTAGCATTCCCTATTACAAAAGCACTAGCATTCGTAACTTGGCTTGTGTTGCAAGTAATAGAAGATTCTGATGCAATTGTTGCAGATGTAAGTATTACTGCTAGAGCAGATGCTGTTATGTTTGCTTCAGATTCAACTAATGCACTTACATTCCTAATCAATACTGCGGATGCAGTAATTGAAGATTCCGATGTAATTTGTGAAGCAACAGAAACAATTAATGTTGCACTACAAGTTACAGAGCTTTCGCTAGTGACTTGAGATGCAACTTGGGCAATTCTTTGTGCGTCTGTAGTTACTGTGCTTACAGATGTAATATCAGATGCTACATCTTTGACAATTACGGCATTTACTGAAACTGCGCTATCTGAAGAAATTTCAGATGCTACTAATACTATTTTTATAGCAACAACAACAATAGAACTGGCTGAGTCACTTGTAGCAGATACATTGGCAACAACTATTGCGTTGCATGAAACAGATGATGAACTATCTACATTTGCCGCAGCGTCAAATATCCCACCACCACCAAGGGTAGAAAAAGGAGACTGCGAAAATGCACTAAATGCAAACATTATTTAAGATGTCCGTTACCAGAAAGCCATGCAAAAAGAGCAACAGTTCCAAGACCTACTACCCAAAAGAACTTTTTAACAATACTTTGACCAATAGAAATATAAACATTTTCTATTACTTTTTCGGTAACTTTTTCAACCAGTTCTTCTAGTTGTTTATCAGTTAAGACTACATTGGAAGACATATCTACCTCGCTAGTTAATTAGTACTCTCAGATGCAGCTTGCTCTTGCTCAGAATAAGTAAACATATCGACTTTAGCCTCAATATTGACTGTGTAAACGACACCATCTTCAACGTATGGCTCACAGTTAACAAGCATTTCTGTATCTCTATTGTGAGTCTTAAATGCTGTAACCTTTAAACATCCGTTTTCAGTAAAAAAGTCATCATTAGGGCCAGTTACAGGAAACGATGTATTTGGGAATAATTCACGATAGTCTGCTACTGTGATATTTCCATTTTGTACTTTTGCAATATTCATGTTAGTCCTCAATTATTTGGAAATGCTTTTGTAGGAGCAGTAAATGCGGCTGTATATCGGGCATAGCCTTTGGTGATGCGTAGGTCATCTATGTAGCCATTTAGGTCATATAAGTTATCAACAGTTTTACCTATTCTTAATGCGCCTGTTGGACTCATACTTGTTGTATTTGCTGCGCTATACCCTTGTACTCCGTCATTAAAAATTCTTAATGTTCCACTAGCTCTACAAATTGCAATATGAGTCCATGTAGTTGCGGGCACTGAAATTGAACTTGTAAGGTCACTTGCAATTAAAATATATGGTTGATTACTAGAATTTAATAATACTGCCCAAGGAGTTGCAATTCCTGAGCTTCTTGTATCAAGTATTGCTTGATAGACAGAACCTGCTGATCTATAAATCCAAAACTCAATTGTAAAATCTCCAGTGCCAAATTGATACAAGGCGGAAAATGGTGTTGTTAAATAATCCCCTGTCCCATCAAATGCAAGAGAGCCAGTATTGAACTTCTTAACACTTGTAGAAATCTGTGCATTGCCCACAGTCTCCAGATTGTTCATCATGGCGTTGTCAAAGATTGCGCCATTGGTAGTGTTAAGTAGCAGTTGGGTGTTTGTGATTGCCGTTAAAGGTGCAGTTGGTACAGTTAATGATGAATAACCAGAACCTTTTACAACCCGTACATCTGTTATATATCCAGTTGTATATGCAGGGTCATAAATCCTACCAATACTTTGAGTTGTACCATTTGCATTTACTGCACTTGTCATTGATGCGTTGTAATCAACTACACCATTTACAAAACTTTTTAATGTTCCTGATACTCTACTTACCGCAATATGTGTCCAACAATTTAGTGGGACAGTAATACTTCCATAATATCTTGCGGCATCTGATAAAAACAGTTCTACCTTGTATCCAGTTCTATCGCTTAATCCAAAAATCCAAGGTTGGTTTCCACTTCCAGCACCTGAGTTTCTTGCATCAATAACACCAAAAAATCCTATTGTTGCTTGAGGGTAAACCCATGCTTCAATAGAAAAATCACCAGTACCAAAACTTAAAGCCGTTTGTTGAGAAACAGTCAAATAGTCAGTTGTACCATCAAAGTACCCTGACCCACCAATCACGCTTGTAGAGTAGGCGGTATAAGCACCAAATGGATTGAAGCGTTGAACGCTTGGTACGCCATTTCTTGTAATTGTAAAGTTGTTTGTACTGTCATCAATAAATCTGTTGTCAGCGCAAGTCAACAAAGATGTTCCGCTTATTGCTGTTAGTGGAGTTGCACTTGGTGTAAATGCAGTTGTGTAAACCGCAGTTCCTTTGACAATTCGAATGTTGGACATATATCCAATCCAAACTTCACCAGAAGTTGTAGACCCGCCAATTTTGGGGCCAGTTGTAGCACCATCACTTTGAGTTGATGTATTGGTAAATGATCCACCTGAAGCGCCATTTATCCAATATGTCCATGTATTACTACTACGAACTAAAGCAACATGATTCCATTTATTAGTTGTCAATGAATTTGTAGAAGCGCCAGCAAATCCACCATTGGTATAAACATTTAATGTTGTAGCACCTGTCTGACTAAGAAGCGCAAAACCTGTTGAATTTGCCGCCGCAGTTCTTATTTCTACAATCGGCCTAGTTCCTGTCGTTGTAGTTGGATATACCCATCCCTCAACAGTAAAATCTCCAGTTCCAAGATTAAATGCCGCGTTTGCTGGCGCATTTAAATATTGGCCACTTGTACCACTAAAAAAGTTAGACCAATTAGGCCCATAAGGTGAGAAAGAACCTTGGGTTGTATTTCCGTTTCGGGTAATGGTGAAGTTGTTTGTACTGCTGTCTAAAAATGTATTGTTTTGAGCGCCATTAGTCCCATCACCATGTAAAAGCATAGCGACGTAGTTGAACTGCGGGTCTTTATCCGCAACGCTACCAGATTTAGATGCTGCAAACATTAGTAGTTCTGTCCAATTGTTGTGCCATACCAATTTGTGCCATCAGAGAAAAAGCTGTAAATATCTTGTTTACTAGCAGTTCCTGTAATGGTTGGGGCTACCGCAGTAGGCCATGTAACTGTTGACCAAGTAACAGACCTTGAGCCTGTTCCATCTTGCTTCAACATAATAATGAATGACTTACCAGCGCCTTGAGCGGGCATTGTGATCGTTGCATTGCCTGTCAAAGTCAATTGCTGAACAGTTCCATTAGTCAGGGCTACTGTAATGGCTGTACTTGTATTGGCTGTGTAAAGTGTTTCTGTGTAATTGGTAACAGTTGGGTTTGTCAATGGCTGACCAGATGGCAGATTGGCTGTATCCCCACTTTGCAGTTCTTGAATTGTCGTTCCGCTAAGAACTAATGGATATTTTGCCGCCATGATAAATCCTTACGTTATTCCAACATTTGTTGTTGAGCCGCCAAAAGTTAAAACTGGCAAGTAACCATTTGCAACAGATATATTTATTTGTGATCCCGCAAAATTTGTAACTTGCAAGTAAGAGAGCATATTGTCTCTATAAATTGCTTTTCCAGATGGATAAGTCACAAACACATCTTTAGTCCCTGCTGATAAATTAACAGCAGAGCCACTATTTGATGAGGATAAAACAGTAGTTCTGGCTAATGTTGTGCCAGAAAGTGTGTATGTGCCAACACCAACTTCCCACTCTGTTCCACCATTAGATGAAATTGAATAGTAAGTGGTGTTGCCATCCCCAATTACTGAGAATGCTTGGAAACCAGTTGCAGCGCCAGCGAGAGTAAGCGTACCCGTACCTGTCGTTGTCGTGGTTTCCTTGACACGATCTGCAACAACTAGTGCCATGATTAACTCAATGTAATGTCAAGATCACCAGCAGGGATGCGTAAAACGTCACCAGTTGCAATAGCTTTACTTGTTGTCAAGTCAGCAAAAGCAAGCATATTGCCTGTTGTCAAGGCATCAAATATAGCAATGGCTACAATAGTTCCCCAACTTCCAGTAGCGGCATCAAACTCAATGGCTGCACTATTAGTCGCTAGAGTTCCTGTTCCACTTACTGTAAAAGCCGCAGACTTTCGTGCGTATCCGCTACCAGAAACCTCTGTGCCACCACCTACATCAGTAGGAGCAACAGTAAACAATCCAACATAAACAGTAGTTGGAGATGTATAAGCAGTATTTGTAAATACGTGCTTTAGAATCTTGTCTTCAAGATAGTCTGTAAAAGAACCTGCCATATATCACCCCAAAGATCGGGCACGAACAATCGGAGTTGAAGCAACAGACGCCCTTTGATCTGCTATTTCAATGTCGCCCAAGGAGTTTGTATATAACGTACTCCAAACGGCAAGACGATCATCATCTTTTAAATATGGTGTTGCCTCTAAAAGAGCACCATATAAATACAAGTCTGGGGCATAGGCCAGAAGCCAGTTGCTTGTGTTTGAATCACTCAGCGCAGTAATCTTACCATAATAAGTAAGTTCACCTGTGTAACCAGTATCAGGGGTTGGAATAACCTCTATCTGAGTGCCAATAATTGTATAAAACTGAGGCTTACCAGTAGCAATATAGTTATTTGCAGATCCATAATCACCTTGGTTCTGCGTTACATACTGTAGGTAAGTAATTGGATTTGTATTCAGTTGGAATTCTTTGGCCTGCAAGAAATCAGATGGAAATGCAAAATACTGAGTATCTAAAGTAGCCGTAGCTCTTTTAACCATCTGTCTTACACGCAACTTACGATTGAACTTTGCTTCAGCCAATGTAATAAAGCCTGGAATAGCAGAAGTCAGGTCATCCCGATTGAGATAATCTGCTATCGTTGTCTTCAATCCGCTAAAGGTGTCAAGTGCCATTTTCTACATCCCTACACGCTAGTGTATGCTCATGTTTGTACTCAAATGTGCCAATATGAAAGATCTGTTTTGAGAGATCTTGGTCAATATAAGTTTTATGCCCATTTTGGGCGGCTCTACGGCAAAACCATACATCTTCACCAATATAGTCTTCCGCAGCGGGAACCCAAGGGATAGCAAACCAAGGATATTCCA